ATATATAATCACGCACGAATTAATTTCAGTAAATTGTATTGTATACAATTTATTTGTAAACGATAGTTTACTATGCAATATAATTTCACGCACGATAGTTAGACCGTAACATCGAACATACGTTTGCTTGAGTGGCTGTGGTGCATGACGTGAGAGCCTGCCAGCCCGCATGGTTGCTGGGTTTTGTGGTGGAGCCACGGAGATGGGGCATAGTGAGGTTGTCCCCAACGGACGGCACCACGTTGGGTGAACACATCAAATCTCTTTTATCGGTGTCAAGTTCGCCATAAAAAAGCGGCGAGAAAGTGAGGTCTATTATGACTGAAATTTCCCAAGTTGTAAAAGATGCTCTATATGAGCACGCATCATACGATTTTGATTTCAATGAGTACGGTGAAGAGGTACTTATCTTGGCGTATGAACGTAGAGACGTTGAAGATATTGCCGAATTGTTTAATGTGGATTTTGACGCATTAAATGCTTGGTGGCGTGATTTCTTAGGATTGGGGGCGTAACTATGAGACAGGAATTTTCTGCAACTTACCCAGCAGGTACAGATTTTTATTTGTTCCTCGATGCGGCACGTATTATTGCGGACCATATGGGTGAAAACCTACCTACAGAATTAGGTCTTGACGACCTCGAATGTCTTGCAACAGAGCGTTGCGTATCATTACATACGATAATGCTTGAGCATGAGTATTTTAAACGTGGTGAATTGGACTGGGAATAAAATCCCAGTCTTTCTTAAATTGTGTGTATTTTAGGATTGTAATCCTAGGAGGTATTATGAGCCATAAAAATAATTTTAATGTACTACTAAAAAAAGAGCAACGTAGAAAAAAGGCTGAAGAAAAACGCCATTGTGAAGATACTTTATTCTTATTAGGCGTATTTGTGTTATTAATTATCTTAGGGCAAGTATGCCTTAAATATGGTTGGGTTATTAATCTGGATTGAGGTGATGTTGTGTTTAAGCCTAAAAACGCCCTAGAGATTTTGACCGTTAGAGCTTTTTTATCATACTTAGATAAAGGCTATGGTATATTACCATTAGGTAACAGTATTTTTGCTGTTGCCTATGAAATCTATGTTCGTGACCATTATGGACACCAGAGGAGTGTTTGTATTACACGCTTTTATCAGTTGGTTTAATAAATGAAGGTATGAAATATAAGGATTTTGTTGGTAAAGACCGTAAATATCGTCAACCTTGGAAATATTATTGGAAAGTGGACTGGAACGTAGAAATGGAGGATAAAAATGCATAATGATATTTGGTGGCTTACATTCCTTGTAATGGCTGGAATATTTATTATTATCTTTGGTTTGGGCATAATCGCCCTTATCTTTTAGGAGGTGGTATATGGGATTAGATTTATTATGTATTGGAATTTTGTTGTATATTGCATATTGCATATACATAGTTTTTAAGCAATAAACGCTTAGGAGGATTATTATGGCTAGAACGATTTTTGGTATCTTTTCTATATGGTTAGCAGAAAAACAAAAACTTGATGCAACTGTAGGTAGAGAAATCTCCACAGACCTAAACGGTGAGGAACTCACCATTCTTGCTAATCAATATGGCGTTAGTAATCACGTTGTGGAGTTAGCATATCATATGTGGACAGTGGTAAAACCTACTGCTAAAATTATTGAAAAGGTTTGTCAAAAAGCTGTCAAATTAAATAATAAAGAACGTGTATTCTTGTTTAACTCTGTATGTTTACCACAGGATATGATTTTTGAAAATACAGACTATAATAAAGCTGTATGTCGTGGCGATAAGGCTGTGCAAGTTGCTATGGAAAGTACAGAAATTGGCTTGTATTCTGTATCTGATGATTTCTTCTGGAACGACAAGGATTTTGGCTTCATGTCGTTCAATGAATTACGCAATAACGAGTTAAGTTTTGCAATCCAAGATTGGTTTAGTATCGAAAAATAAGGAGGCAGTATGCACTTTTTCTCTTACGAAGGGGAGTTGATTAACAAAACTCCTCATGAAATTACACTACTCGACAATAATAATGAAATTGTCGAAGTTATTCCTGCCTCTAATGGTCAAGAATGGAGACTTGATGAAAGTACGACTATTAAGGGTCGTATTAATGGCAAGCGTATTAGCAAAACTGTTTATCGCTGTTCACAATTACCAGAACCTAAAGAAGGTGTATGGTATATTGTGAGTGCTTTGTTTAAACTACATTACCCAGAAAGAACTGATTTATTAGTTCCTGCTGAGGTGGTACGAGATGGTTCTCGTATCTTAGGTTGTAAGAGTTTAGGAGTGTGAAAATGAAAAACTTAGGATTAACTGTAAACTCTGAAACAGGGTTTGCTGTATACAAAAATAAAGACGGTGAAATCACCTTCACAGAATTTAACGGTTACAAAACCTCTAAACTTGATAGAGCTTCAGAAACTATGAAATCTTTTAAGAAAGGTGAATACCGCTTGCATGTGGCAAGAATGTATAGACCAGAAGTGTTACTGGTTCAAACAGACTTAGACCCAGAAGCTATCAAGTATGGTGCATTGCCATACATTGTTGGTAGTCCTAACCACGATAAAAATACGCTTCGTATTGGCACTATCCTTGATAAACAATACGTTAGCTTAATTGCTATTCCTAATTTGCAAGTGGATAACTTCCATGAAAACCTAAAACGGTTTGGAACTGATTTACGTAGTATTAGTTACTACGGTGAAGGCTTATATCAATTATGTAAAGATAAAGCCAAAAAGGATGTACCAACTGTTATTATTAGTGGTGATGGTACCACAACTATTGGTTTGGTGTTCATCAATGGTTTATTATGTTCAGCTCGTTATTACAACGATTGTGAACATAAAGCTGGCTTCGTTGAACGCTTAATTGCAATGACAGCATTAGCACAGGATTTACCTAAATGTCAAGTAGCTTTGTTTACTACTGAAAACGATGTTTGGCAAAAACAGTTGAAAGGTTTTGATGTGTTACATATCAAGCGTTATTTCAGCGATAAAAAAGAAATTACTAACCCTATGTGGTACAATTCCCTTGGTTTAATGCAAAAGAAAGGTGGTATTTTTAATGCCTAAAAGAACAGTAACAAGATATTTTAAAGTGTTCTATGCAATGAAAACAAGCTCTTTAGGTGATTGCTTAACACAAGTTGGTCGTATAGAAGAAGGGGTAAATGGTACAATCGAAGTGTACTCTAACCCATTCTACTCTGAAAAAGAATTTAGACGTAAACCGTCTAATATTATTGATATTGATAGAATGTTAGAAGGAGAGTGGTTATAATGCTTACATTAGGTATTAAGGTCCGTGCTAATAACGCTGTATGGACTGTTATTGGTGATGGTTATAATCACGAAGATAAATATGGTGTATTATGTGTACGCAATGGTGAACGCTCTTTCTTCTTAGAAGGAGAATATGAAGACACTTACAGTGGTGAATATATTACACCTGACCAAAGCCCATTGGTAATTGACCTACAAACTGGTCGTACAGTTATCAATTATGGCTGTTCTAGTGAAACACATAAAAAATGCAAGTATAAATTAGGTCAAGTATTAAAAGACCGTTTTGGTAATATCCTTACTGTATTAACTCGTGGCGACGTGGTATATTATTACTGTGCCGCTATCGACAGTAAAATCTTCACAATTGATAACGACACTCGTATATTAGGCAAAGTAGATGAACGATGTGCTATTACTGGTAAAGAACTACAAGATGATGCTATTGAAGTTCATACTAAGAATGGTAATATTTGGATGAATATTGCTGATAAGCCAGAATTTATCATGCAATCTTTCGTTAGTGGGAATTGGTACAATCCACAAAACTTCCACCTTATCCTTGGTAAAAACTATGAAAATCTTTACTTGGGCTTCGACGAACTAGATAAATTAGTTGATTTCCCTGACTTTGCAATCTGTAAAGTGTCTGGCATCCCTTTCTATATTGCAGATGAAAGAGACGTAGTTAAAAAATCTGGCATCCATCCTGTTCTAGTGGACAACTACATTGTTACATGTCCAGTTTCTGGTATCGTCGGTGCTAAATACGAAATGCTAGAAGGCTTTATGAATGATAATAAGGTATACTTCCATCCTTCTATTGTTGACCAATTATTGTGCTATAATGGTACATATGGTAAAACAGAAGATGATTTCATTTATGTTGAAGACTTGGGTCAGAAGTTTAGTAAAGCTAAACGCAATGCGTTCTACCGTGCTTCTAACGGTAAGTATTACAGTTCTCAATCTGCGGCTCCTTTGACTGGTCTACATGCTTGGAACTTTAAACCGAAACCAGTATTCAATGGTGAAGGCAAGAAATTCCTAGGTTTAGAAATGGAGTTCCATAGATGTGGTGAGAGCGATGAGCGTGCTAATCACATCATCGCTGATTTGAATAAAATCGTGTATGCTAAACACGATGGTTCTTTGCATAATGGTATGGAATTTGTAACACATCCATGTACACCTAAGTTCCATATGCAAAATATTGATTATGGTGCATTCTTCAGTCGAGTTCAAAGTTTGAATGGACAATCTGGAGCTAACTCTGGTTTACACATTCATGTTAATCGTGATTTCTTCAAAACAAATGAAGCTATTGCTAAAGTAGTTCGTTTTGCTGAAAATAACTTTAAAACATTGATGCAATTCTCTGGTCGTACAGATGAAGATAGTAACTGGTGTGCTAAATACGGTTATACTGTGAAAGAATTAACTCGTATTTATGAAGTAGCTCAAGAAAGTGGTCAAAAATACCGTGCTGTAAACTTACGACCAAACCATACGATTGAATTCCGTATGTTCCGCTCTACACAAGATGTAAATCGTATTCATGCTTATATCCAGTTTGTAGATGTAATCACAGACCTTGCTAATATGAATTCTGTAAAATATATTGGCTGGTCTAATATTGCCAGAGTGGCAAAAAACAAAAAATATACAGAGTTAAGAGCTCTAATGAAAGAAATGGGCTTATTGAAGGAGGCTAAATAATGTGCGTTATCGCTTATGCTGCTAAAGGGTTGCAGTTATCAGAAAAAGAATTTAGAAATTGCTTTGCTAACAATAAAGACGGAGCAGGGTTTATGATTTTTGACGATGCCAAAGGTAAGGTACATATCCGTAAAGGATTTATGGACTTTGAAAGTTTTTGGAACGCTGTCAAGGATTTACCTACCGACAAGGATAGAGTATTCCACTTCCGAATTGCTACGTCTGGCAAAATTTCGCCAGAATGTTGCCATCCTTTCGTATTAAGTGATAACCTTGATAAAATGCGTGAAACTGATGTATTCACTGATGTTGGCTTCTCTCACAATGGGGTAATGAGTGATTTTACTCCTAAAGAAGGCATGCTTTCACCTTACAGTGATACAATGTACTTTGGTGCACAAGTATTATACCCATTGAG